TCTACGCTTTAATACTGATTACGCTGCACCCACTCTTGCATTTTTCCTACGCTCCAAATGAGACTCATGATGGCCGCTCCGTTTTTGAAAGTCTCATTTAGGGTGTTCATGTTTGTATGTTTTTTGATATATTGGAGGTTTACTTAAGTCCCAATTCTCTCCATATAGTCGCACGAGCATTTATCAATTTTCTAGAAGCACTCGAATTATTTCGCCGCCCCTCGTCCAACACGTTTCTTATAATTCTTAATTCTTCGCTGTTTAGACTATTTTTATATGTTCTACTTAATTTTTCCACTATCTTCATAACGTTATCGACGGAACCGACCAACTTTACAGCTGAATTTTTATAGAGTCGAGATAATAAGCTCTTCATGTTTTGCCTCGTCGTCTGTAATGCAAATGTCTTCTTAAAATCTAACTTTCTCGTGGTATTACTCTTAAACGACTGAGCTATCAATTTTAACACGTCAATCTCCGCGGTACCCTCCCCGAATATATACCTGAAATTCTGGAAAAAGTAATTTCCATCTATATTCTCATCACCGTCATTCTCTATCTTTTGGGGTACACCGTTGCCATCAAAATATATAGCTTCGTACTTAGATTTATCCAATAGCGTATACATCTCCGAATAGTCAAAAGCCGACTTGTTTAACGTGTACGCTTCTATCATCGTTTCTATCATAGAGTTTGTGTTAGCTACAGCGTTCGTTCTCATCTGACCGTGTTTACCCTTTTTGTTATGTCCGGCGTTTTCCAGTCCACAGTGAATACCTCCGTGACGCCACGCCGTGTTGCATCGGTTTATTTCAAATAAATAGTTCTGAAGATCTGCCGGTGGCATAAGTAAAGCGGGTTCCTGTCGTATGATGACCTTATCACCTTTACCACGGAAGTTATGTTTACCGACAGTTGGACTTCTCGCGAAAGTCATACCATTTTTACGCAGTAGCATCGCATCTGCAAAATATAACACACTCGGTAACGATAAAGGTCTACCCGTGTACGTACTCGATTTAACTTCATCCGAACCTAAATAATGTGACAGCATAGATTGCGGTTGCACGTGGTGTCGAGGTCCTATACCCGTCGCGTTAACCATATTTTTAGGGTAATACCGTCTATTTCTACTTCTCATGAGTTCAAGAATTTTTAGCGAGTTATTGGTCGGCATAGCAGACGCTTTGAACAGTTGTCTCAGTTGTTTATGTTCAAAATCGTTTGATTTCAACATGTTCTGCAATTTGCCCAGGAAATCGTTCGTCTCCTTGAATGTCTCGATGAGAGATTTAAAAGTTACATTGAAGTCCTTCTTGCGAAATTGACCCATGAACGAAGGATTTAAGTGAAACACTTCTCCGCCCCGAACCGATGTGCTACTTTCGTTTTGAAATTCCGCGAGAGACGGTACTTTGAGCCAACGCGCTCCTCTTCTCCTAAGAGATTCTAATTTAGATTTGGCGTCCAACCAAGCTCTATTAGATAAATTACCCTTTATACTTTTATACGTCCTTCTTTCCCACGGGTTATTTAACACATATGCGTTCTCTATAATCTTTTCAGTGTTAGAAGAATCCGCGCGTAAGAGTAAGTACGACGTAGCACGTCCAATTCTACACACGTAGTTCATCAATCGCAAAAAATTTGAAAACTTGTTTGCATTTCTGACCCCCTTGAGTTGTAACTCCATCATATCCACGAACACTTTATTCACCTGTTCGTCCGTCAGGGTCGAAGCAATATCCGAACCCAATATGACGTGTCTCTGGTTTACGATGGCTAAGTACAGATGATATATGTCCAGTAGGTCTTCCATAAGTATCATTTGCTTCGGGACCACTGCAGTTCGTTTAGAACGGGGCGGTGGTTTATTTATATGCGTCGCGACCCCTTTCGCTGCAGTCTTTGTAATCGACCTAGCTGTTTTAGCAGCCGGATCAAGTTTTCGACGTGCCGTCTTAGGCTTTGCCGTCTTAGGCTTCGCCGTCTTAGGTTTCGCCGTCTTAGGCTTCGCCGTGTTCGGTTTTACACTCCGAGGCGTCGGCGCGGGTGTCATGCGAACCGTTTTGGCAGGTGGTTCATTTGTGTTTGTATTACTGTTTGTGTTCATATTACTTAAAGGACCTGTCGGAGATCGGTCCCTCTTAGTCCCCGGTTTAATGGGGGTATTTCTGGGGGTCGTTCGTACGACTGTCCTAGATGACATCTAATATCACCTGAGATTTTAATCCATGAACTTTAAAGGTAGTTTTTTGTATAATTCCACCCAGCTCAAAACGCTTATATCGTCCTTCTTGCACCATTCGTATTCTTTACCATTGTAACCCGCGAAATGATACGCGTCCATGCCCCAATGTTTACAAACACCACAAGTTGTATCGCTGTCGTCTATGATCGTGTCTAAATTAAGGGAGTGACATATATCGTATTTCTGAATTTCATAACTCGTAAAACTATTCGTCAAAATAACGTCGTCAAAAATACCCGGGAAATATTCATTTAACCAGTCTTCGGTCTTCTCTCTAACGCAGTCGTGACGCCCCGTGACGATGTACATCTTATCTACATAGGGGCGCATGAGTCGGAGAACTGCCTGGGAATACTCGATAGGCTGGAGTGCATCGAATGCCTCGGAATCATAAAATTCTCGTACCATCTTCCGGGATTGGGGTTCTGTTATGTTAAACATTTCGCGGTACACGTATCTACATTTTTCGGTAGGCATTTTTAGCTTTTTATACTTAGCCATGGGTCTAACAAACGGTACGAGAACTTCATCAACGTCAACGGCAATTCGATTCATTTACATATTCATAACAAATTATTCGTAGTCTCTAATCGCAACTCCCACTGGGAACCTGGGGACATTCTTGTCGGTCAGGTTCTGAAATCTCACGGTAAGCATCTTACCAATGAAACGTTCCTTGTTCGCGTATTTATACTCGCGATCCTCCAGAGTACCCTCCGGGCGTGCATTGAACACGTTACCTTCCTCCGTCTTGCAGATCCACACGACACAGTTCGCATCTCGACCGTGGCCAGTCGTGGCTCCGATGATCTCGTACTCCTCCGTCTGAAAATCCTTGTGCTTGAGAAGGTAGTTGCTTCGCTGACCAACTTCATATACACTGAAGCGATCACGAATCATGGTACCCTCATGACCCTCTTCGACGTGCTTTTTATGAACGAGAGGGAGCTGACGCTTCTTCGCGACCAGCTTAGTCTCTACAAACACGTAGTGCTTGTTCTTGAGAGACTTCACGGTCGCCCAGCGCTCCTCAAACGTCATATTCAACGCGTTCATGTCGAAGTAGTCGAACACGTGAAACTTGAGTTTCAGGGGATCCGTCTTGAAAGTGCTCGTGAGCTCTTCGAACGTCATGTTAGGGTCAAACGCCTCACCGTCGACGTATTGACCCGCCTTGAGACCCTTACCGAGAACCTCGGTCCCGGGAATGATCTTCCCGGTCCTCGAGATGCCGCCGTCTTTAGATACCAAGAGACGAACACCATCGAGTTTGGGTTGAACGTAGAAAGGTTCAGAGATGTACTTCTCACGATCTTCCCATTTGTTCGCCAACATAGGAAGAATGGCTGTCGCCTTGGTGTTCGCATTCTTCCACATGGTCTTCGCGCGCTTGGTCGCACTCTCAAAACCAAGAGGGACTTCCGTCACGGATGTAGCCTCCTTGCCTCCAACCTGTCCAGTTGCCTTCACGATGCACCAGACATCGTTGATCTCCTCGACGCGAATGTCGAGGTAGCGCTTCTTGCCGTTTTTGTCGGTAGTAAAAATTGTATTCATATTGTAGAATGATTCCAGTAGTAAATTATGAAAGGATGGAGCGACTTAAGCCTCCTCCGATAACGACGGTTCAAATGAATATGAATACAATCAGTATTGGGTTCATCATCTTAGGTGTGATTTTCTTATATAGACGAAATGTTAAAGTTACGCGGGCCCGTGAACGATCCCGTATTTGATACAATCGTCAAGGTTCAAATATACGTCCTTGGTCATGAATTCGTCTAGGGTTTCCTTAGGAATATCCGTAGCTGATCTATACAATTTTTTAATAGTTTTCATTATTTTTTTGCATGTTTTCAATTCGTCTTTGAGTTCTTGGTATTTACCAAAAAATCCGGATGAAAGTTGATGGATCAAAATAAATGCATTTGGAGACATGAGTCTTTTTGAACCTCCCATTAGAATAAATGTTGCGGCGCTACAGCAATTACCTTCAGCTATACATTCCACATTCACCCTTGCACTTTTTAGAGTATCCATCATAGATAAGCCAGAAAACACATCACCACCTTCACTATGAATATGAATTCTGATCAACGGGTTGTATCCCGCTAGATCTATGGACTTTTTGAGTAGATCAATCTCGAGTTTTCGAAATTCCTGAATAAACTCGAGACTATTAGGACGATCTACCTCGCCATAGTAATAAATATCACATCCAATCACGCGGATGATATCGGCGGTAGACTCTTCGTTATCACTATCAGAACTACTCATTGAGTATGTTTCGCATTTTCTTTTTAACTTTTGCAACTTCGGTTGCTTTTAGTTTGTTGCCAACGGCGAGATGGTTCATGATATCAAAATCGAGAGGTGTGAGTTTGTATTCGATTAAAGGGTCTAGATTACCACTAATAGCATATGTTCTAAGTAGTGATAGTTCTTCTGGACCCAATTTGGTCGTGTGTCTAGCTTGTATACTCTTCAATTTGTTATGACGCATTTTAAAGTTCCCGTATTTAGTCCACGTACTTCCAGGTTGGACCTTTTCCGGCTTCATGGGTTCTCCTATATTAAATTTAGGTACGGCCATTCCCGCCGTGATATAGTACGGCATGTAATTCCAATCACCCTTATACATAACGGTATCGTATATGTCGGCGATAGACAAAGACTCGATGATTTGGTATACATTACTATTTGCACACGATAAATAGTTTCCATGTATAACATCGCATACATGTCCATGTTCGTGTACTGTTTGTGAAACGTCAAATGATCCACCTTTACGGCACAATATATCTACCACGATGTCTTTTGAAGTTTTAAATACATCTTTCTCGTCAGAAAAGTTTAAGTAGTCGTAAAAATTCCTGATATTTCCATTGCACTTTTCGGCGGCTAACCGGGCACGAGGATTGTCGCACGCAAGAGAAAATATAGCGTCAGGTGTGCGCTTCGGAATTATGATAAGTTTAAAATTGGGTAGCATATGTATAGAGTTCGACGTCACTACAACAGACCCCCGTGTAATCCTTTCATTTCGCTCCGATATCTTATCTATTATCTGTTTATGACCATGAACAGACGCATCATACCCGTCTATGAGAACGTGATAAGAAGTATCTCCTATCAAGTTCATGAAAGAACTCTTTTTTTGAAAAAGTTCAGAATGTAGTTCTATCGTGTTAGAGTGATTAAGTATCGTATCGACAACAAAAGATTTACCGCATCCAGTAGGACCACACACGAACACGTTATGTCCTTGGGATACATATTTCTCGAGTAGTTCTATTTCGTGATGATGAAGCGTCGGTGGTCTTTCTTTTTTTTGTGGGATTATTTTAATGAAGGAGTCCATCACTGATGACTTTACTGATCAGGCTTTAGATATTATTTTAGAGAATGATACACTTCAGACAAGGATACTAGAACCAATCAAACGAAAGGTTTTTCCTTATTTGGTATGCATTGCAGTCTTTAATATTATGTTGTTCGTCATGATTGCGTATCTGACTAGACGTCTTTCTCAGATTCTATAACCACTGATAATTCCCTCGGAGTGGACTCACCTGTCCGTATAGCCCCAAGCTCTTTCTGTAGTTCGTCGCGCATCGCATCTTCCGAAATGAACATATCGATAGGCTGTATATGCATGATTTCTGGTTTGAAGAACTCAGAATCATCTGGGAACTGCCTCTCGAATGCCTGAATGATAGCATAGGGAAGGGGTGGTGACTGCTCGATGAGCCTGTCGTACTCGGCTCTGCACGTCTCTATCATCGTAGAACCGTCACAAGAACGTTCTTGGATGGGAAGAGAAAGCTCTAACCGAATTGTACGTGAAAGCTTACCGTATTGCAGTGACGCAACTCTGCATCCTTCCATCATTTCATTAATTTTTAAGAATTGCATTATAGTGGCAATGATACCAGCAATCAGGTTAAGACCACCAATTATAGCAGGTGCAGAACTTCTCATGTTTTCTGGAAACGACTGCTGCGCAAAGTTGGCGGTACCCGTGATCGTCGATAACACGATGACTGGTAAAGTAAAACGCATACTCTGTTTCTTGAATACGAGATACGCATGGTTATGCATGTACCTGTAACAGGCCGAGGCTTCACCCCATGTTTTCAAAATCTTTTCCTGTGAAGGATGCCAAACTCGTTTTACCTTTTCTTTTGGTTGGACTTTTTTCTTTTCTTTGTCCATACTAATAGATATGAACATAATTTTTTCAATTCATGTCTTACTTTTTTGCCTGGCTTTAATTATACCATTTACAAAAGTAGAAAAATGGTTAGTCATGTATTCGTTGATAATACCATTTCTATTTTTACACTGGGCGACGAACGATGATACATGCGCTCTTACCGAACTCGAGATAGCAATCACCGGTAAACCCAAAGAACAAACGTTTTTTGGTAGACTCGTGAGTCCCATATTAAAACTCGACACCAAGACATCGAATGACGCACCAAAGTATATCTTATTTGCGCTATGGATGTTAGTTCAATTTAAACTTGATAGAGTCCCAGCTGCAAAAATAATCTCAAAGATATATAAATGAAAAACAGGAACAAAACTGTTATGAATTTTGTCATGGTCATGGTATTACTGGGTACTATTGCTTACCTTTTGTCTAGACCCATACATAGTAAAGTTGTTCGCGTCCCCTATCCAGTTCATGTCGCACCACCGATCGAGACACGTCCTAGGCAGCCAGAGTACAGGGATCCTCCTATAAAAACGTATAAGCCTAGACGTGTCCAACAGATGGGTATTCTTGTAGGAGAAAATGAAGAGATGCTTCCCTTATATGGCAAAGAGGTGAGAGGGCGCCGAGATCAATATCATTATTACACATCAACTCCGGGTGATCAAATATACTCTATCCCGGTCACGGTAAACGGTAGAGACTGTATGGATGATTACGGGTGTAAGGAAATCTATGGTAATGAGACTGTTAATGTATTAGGTAAAGCTGCACCGTATCAGGCTAAACTTTACAGAACCGATCACTTTTTTTAATCTCGGTATATATAAATGGTAGATATCCGAACAAAAGCCCGGAGAAAGGGTATTCGTTTGACGAGAGATAATAAAGGTAAACGCGTAAAAAAGACGAATGAAGCTTTACGAAAGGAGATTAATTTACGCGATTTAGCTGCTATGAAAAATCGCGTAACTCAAGCTGCCGCTACTATGCGTACGTGTCGTCAACTCGTTAAGAATCGGTGCACGTGCGCCACGAAAAAAACGAGTCCGATGCGCCCCCCTCCTCCCCCTCCACCCCCTCGCCGTATACCGATGTCTCGCCCGGTTCCCATAAGACGTCCCGTGATGCCTAAAAACCTTCTGACACAGCTTCAAAAAAATTTGAATCGCCGTGGTCTTAGACAAATCGCAAACCGAAACGCGAGGACATCAATCGCTTAGCTCCAGTCATACTCGGTTTAGACCATAATAACCATCTAGACCAGAACCCAGCTGTTTTTAAACCAGCTTTAGACCACGTCTCACCCATACGTCCATGCCGTGCGAGATATCTCTTCATACGCGATGGATCTTTGTGAATCGTATAATCAGAATACCCAGCACCGCCAAAATCTACGTGGGATCCATCTTCAAAGGTCACCCTATATTTCTTTTCAGGGTTAGGACTTTTTTTAAGTGTGACCTTCATTTGTATGAACCCAGAAAAAAAACTCTTGTAATTATATAAAATGGCTAATAACAATATCGCTAACATCCCCGTCTGGGTCCTTCCGCTCCTTCTCATAGTAGGCGCTATCGTAGCGATGTTACTGGTTGGGTCAGGTATGGGGTCCAAACTCCCGTTCAACCCCTTCAACTCAAAGCGCTCGCGTAAGAGGGGTAGAAGTGGCTATTGCTCTCGTTGCGGGATGTTCGGTGGAGCGTGTAAATGCCCGAAAGGTAAGTGTGGTTGTGGAAAATGAGGCTTAGGAAGAGTTGGATATTCCTCCGCTCGTTTAGGTGTTTTGCATATGGTATCACCACAATGATCCCTATTCTGGTAAATAGAGTTTATGGAAACTGAGTTCTCGCTACACGATTTAAGTGACCATCTACCGAGTACAGGTTTTTCTACTTTAAAAAACAAATCAATAACTTTCTTAATCATACATCATATACGTATTGTTCTTTTAAACTTCAATAAGTGTGTGTTGTCCAAAATAATTGCGCTGCGCCATGAGAAAAGCCATAGACGTTTTTTGTTGATGAATAAAATCATATTGGTTAATAGCTGCATGAACAGCCGGACACGGAACACCCGCGGTCATGCAGTGTAACGCAAAAATGCGTGCGTCTAGAATATGTTTATCCATGATGCCGTGAAGTTCACTCCCGATGAGCGGGCACTCGATGATAGTACCCCTAGACCATGCGTTTACCACATCTACTCTAGAGGCGTTCCTTGTGTCCATCAAGCTATACCCCTCTAGAAGTGAGGCGGCAAACGTAAATCGAAGTGTATTCATAGCGATAGAAGGTTTAAATGAAGCAGTAATATTCTGTTTTGTACGAACGGACTTGACATACTTACTCGTAATTCGAGTGTTCACCGCAGAGTTAATCACGGGTGTAGGAATTTCATATTCCAAACCAATTTGAGAACACCAGAGTCCCGTGCTGTTCATCTCAGCAACGTCAGAGATCTTCTTCATATCATAATTCTCAAGCACCTTCAATGCGGAACGCACGATGTATCCATCCATATCAGTACCGATAGCTTGTTCCAAACTCTTCTGCATACGATCGTCGTCGTGATCACAATAAGCGTATAGATCAGCCACAGCTTGCAGCATACCATATTCAACCCCGTTATGAACCATCTTCGTAAAATGTCCAATTCCATAGTCCTCGCCCATATAGGTATGCCTCTTAGCAATTTTAGACAAGAATGACTTATTCATCTCGTAAGCATGCTTGGTACCCCCTAGCATGAGAGCGGGCCCCTGGCGAGCACCTTCGGCTCCACCCGAAAGACCTGTACCTAGATAGTTTACCTTGTGGGCCTTACATCTAGACCCCCGAGTTCTCGATACTCTGTAATGTTCATTTGAACAGTCTATGATCGTATCACTGGGTTTCATGTGTTTAAGCAAAACCCTAACAGTATCGTCGGTCGCCTGGCCATGGGGAAGAGCTGTGAAAATGACACGCGGCCATTTCATAGCATCTACCATCTCACCGATGGATTCGTGACCATATACATTTTCGGATTGTTCTTCGAGTGTAACAACTTTAGAATGTGTCTTATTAAACACGTGCAACTTCTCCTTCTCTTGAATGTTCAGAGCAAGATTTTTTCCGATAGAACCCAAACCGATTACGCCAATAGAACTCGTCATTGTAATCTATAATGTATGGATTTATTTAAGCTGCTTAAAACTTATTTCATCATATAAGATAGATGCGTCCTGTAATGAGTTTATCTGTACCGCGTATTTTTCGCGCACCGAATATTAAGGTGGAGAATTCGGAACAACCTGAATACAAGCCCAGATCATTTAGTCAGTTTATGAAAGGGCTCGATAATAAAGAGTTTCCACAGGTACTCGTGCGACCCGCTAAGAATCAGGCCGTCTTCGCCGAAGAGAATGGAGATTACGGAGATGTCGCAATCGTTCAATCTGACATGTTTTGGGAGAAGTTGATTGAAAGTGAAGCAAACATAAACATAGACACCTCGCAACCACAGAATCTCGCTGAAAATGTTATCGTAGGATTTTTCATCTTGTACGCTTTCACCATGTTCCGCGCCATATTTGGAAGTAAGGATGGAGGTGGGATGGGGATGCCCAACCCATTTCTCAAATCGGCAGATTTCGCTATGGAAGAGAACGTAGAGACGCGATTCACCGACGTTGAAGGTATTGACTCTGCTAAATATGAACTGGAAGAAATCGTCGACTTTCTCAAGAATCCCCTGCGATATTCGGGTAGCGGGGCGAAGATTCCTCGGGGTGCCCTTCTTTCAGGTTCACCCGGAACCGGTAAAACACTTCTCGCTCGAGCGATTGCAGGTGAATCGAGCGTTCCTTTCATTCAGTGTTCGGCAGCGAGCTTTGTTGAAATGTTCGTAGGTGTAGGAGCTAAGCGTGTACGGGAGCTCTTCGAACAGGCAAGGGCTAATCAACCCTGTATCGTGTTCATCGACGAAATTGACGCTGTGGGTAAAAAACGTGCAGGTGGGTCCATGCCTGGTAACGACGAACGCGAGCAGACGATTAATCAACTTCTTACCGAGATGGATGGATTTGATGAAAACACTGGAATTGTCGTCATCGCAGCTACTAACAGGAGCGACATTCTAGACGAGGCCCTCCTTCGCCCGGGTAGGTTCGATCGCAAAATTCAAGTGACTTTACCAAGTGTTAAAGGTCGTAAAAAGATTCTCGGAGTACACGCTCGAGGTAAGAAGCTTGATAAGAATGTGAGCCTTGGAAATCTCGCGAGACAAACCACGGGGTTTTCGGGCGCTGAACTCGCCAACCTATTGAATGAGTGTGCAATTCGTGCCGTGAGAGATGGAGATGGTACCATCACGGAAGCTATCGTGGATGATGTGTACCAGAGACTGATCGTAGGGGCAAAGGGTGACACGACGTTTACGGGTCACAAGAAGGATGTTATCGCTTTCCATGAGGCGGGACACGCAATCACGGGTGCAGTCATTCCTGGTTACGATCGCGTGCGTAAAGTTTCCATCATTCCTAGAGGTGCAGCCGGTGGTGTGACCTTCTTCCAGCCTTCGGAAGAGGATGCGGAATCGGCTTTATACACGAAGCGGTATCTCAAGAATCAGATGATCGTAGCTCTAGGTGGGCGTGCAGCCGAAGAGCTCATCTTTGGACCTGATAATATCACCACGGGTGCCTCTTCTGACTATGCACAAGTGTATAAGATCGCCCGGGAGATGGTTACTACGTATGGTCTAGGTGACAACAACTTCGATTACCGAAACCTATCACCCGCGGCTGCACTGATTGTCGATAAGGAGATTAACGATCTCGTGGATGAGTGTTACAAGCGCTCGAAAGAACTCCTGTCTATTAACATGCTTGAACTTAAACAACTGAAAAATAAGCTTATTGAAGATGAACTTGTAGATGGGTCATGGGTGTATGAACTGTTTGGGGGTGAAATTTCGTGTAACAATGTAGATGCATGGGATGATGAAAATGTTTCGTGTACATTCGATTGAGGTGTCCGACCGGTCGGACACCTTGTAAAAATAAGACCAAAAAAAGCGTTACAAAAACGAGGGGGAGTCAAAAAGTATGGAACCTTCATTTTTAAAAAGTGTGTACGAACAACTTTTAAAATTGAATAATTAATTAGTTTTAATAGCAAATACAAATTTGATTTGTATGCTTAGTTGGAGAAGGCAAGACCACCCATACCGGATTGGATGCGGAGGACGTTGTAGTTGACGGCGAACATGTTGAGGTTGGTGGGGGTAGTAGCACCGCGGTCCGCAGTCTTGATAGCGACCTGAGCGTTATCGATGCGCGAGAAGTTGCACGTACCGGTCGGTTGATGCTCCTCGGGCTTAAGCGCGAAAGAATACGCATACACGCCGGGCACGGGGGAACCAGTGTGGTGCTGGAAGGGCTGCACCTGGTTGAAGTACTTACCGTCCTGCTCCTTCATGCGATCCTGACCGTTGAGGACAAGCTTGAAGGTATCGATGGGGCCGTGACCCTCCTCAGTCCAGACATCAGAACCGTCGGCAGCGTCGGAACCGAGCTTGAGGAGAGGGGCACCACAGGTGGAGGGCGCGACGAGGGTGGTAGCACCGGCCTGGAGGCCGCCAGCGCCACCGGAAGACACGACAGTGTCGACCGCGGCGGAGAAGTTCCAAAGGTTGGAACGAGCGACGGAACCACGGTCAGCGCAGAAGACAAGCTCCTTGACGGGGTGGTTGTAGGAGAGGCGGATCTGCTTGGTGGAGCCGACAGCGGCAAGGGCATCGGAGCCAGTGTGCTGAACCTGCTCAATGAGATATTCATGACCTTTCTGGGCAAATCGCCTACGCTCCTCAGTGTCGAGGTAGATGTAGTTGGCCCAGACCTTGAAGGTGGTACCATCGGAGTACTTGGAGAATTCAGACGACAGGTCAAAATCAAGCCTGCACTCGTGATACTGAAGACTTATTAAAGGAAGAGCGAGACCATGGTTCCTGTTAAAGAAGAAAATAAGAGGGAGGTACATCTTACCACCGTTAGCAGAGGGGGTGGTCATCTTACCCCAAGTGAGCTTCTTCGACTCGTCGAGGTAAAGCTCGGAGTAGAGGCGCCACCAGCGCTGGTAGTGCTTGTCAATTCTCTGACCTCCAATTGACAATTCGACATCCTTGATAGCACGCTCAGCGGCCCAGTTATCATCGTCGGCGTCGCCATCCGCGACGACGGAGGTGGGGACAACGGTCCCCTTAGCCTTGAGCTCGACATACATGTCTCCTACGAGATCACCGTTGCGGGCGACGGTGACAGAGACGCGGCCAGAGTTAGCGGGGGTACCGTTAACAGTCTGCTCGATAGTCTCCATAGCGAAGTTAGTGTGGCGACGATAGACCGCCTGGAAGAAAGTTACCTTGGGGTTACCAGTGAGATAGACGTCTTGGGCGCCGTATGCCACAAGTTGCATAAGACCGCCAGCCATTTTGAGAGTAGTTGTACTATATACAAAGAAAATAATTTTGGGTAAAGTGCGAAATTTCACACATCATTTTTCCTGGACATAAATTACAATGTCCTCTCGTGGTCGTTCTCCTACACCCCGTTCCGAATCTACCGATGAAGCCGTCGCAGACCCCCAGTCTCAGGGCGATGAGGTCGAGGATATCGATCTCGACGACTTCGAGGACGAATCCCAAGCGTCTGATTATTCCGACGACTTATCCGCACTCGAAGGACTGTTAGCCTCCACGCTGACGACCCCCGAGGGTGATACCGTGTGTTCGGCTCTAGTTCAGATGGCTCGCCAGATGGAAATACAAAACAAAATTTTAATCAAACTTCTCAATTCTCTTCAGAAGAAAAATGAGGCTTAGAAAAATGGGGCCTTACTATATAAATAAATAAATGTCGGAGCCAATTCACTTCATCGGTGAGGCGGCTAACTACGACGACGCTAATAGTGCCCTGTGGTCCAACCACATTCAAAAATTTTCCCCGGATCAGGTCATGGACATGCTCCTACAATTAGAACATATGTGGAAACTCACCGAAAAAAACGATAAATATATGTCTTATCATGTCGGTTATTTGAATTTTTTTACGAAAGACGAGCTGAGTGATGACGGTCTACCCATCTCCATAGACTTGGAGAAGATTTCGGCTAAACATATGAGAATGCACGACCGTTTGTGTGAACTATACCACCGAGCGGACACACTGGGTATTATGGATCTAGAAGACGATGACGATATGAAAACATCTGTTCGTATTAACCGTCTAATCGATCAAGTTGAAGATGCCTGGCAGATTGTATTCCGTAATGCTCGCATCAGCGATAGGGTAAACAACCCTACATATGTTCCAATAAACCCTGAATCCGACCCTTCTATTTTCAGGACTTCTACGATGAAGAATGTCGAAGAACTTATCCCCTATCAACAAGCCTGTCTCACTGTACTCAAGGATCTCTATGAACGTGAGCTTAAGAGATACAAAGGCCACTGCTGCAAACAGATCATGACGAAAGAAGGTGCATCTACCCGTGCATGGAAAGTTGTGGAAACGATCCAAGACTATGTGTATGGTGTAGGCAAAAAGGAACGTATGTTCGAACTATGGAAGAATCTTACTATGCGACCTTCTACCCACAACGACGTTATTCGTCATCTCACTAACACGAAAGATATGCAGTTTCAAGATATTAAAAAGGATCGTCATGTCTGGTCGTTTACTAATGGTATTTTCATCGGTAAGGAGTTTGACCCCGAACATTCCGATGAAGAAAATACCATGTACAGGGCTTCATTTTATACATATGATTCCCCCGAATTTAAGGCACTTGATCAAACCGTGGTGAGTTGCAAGTACTTTGAACAAGACTTTCCCGATTACAGTGCTGTCGACTGGCGTGATATTCCGACACCCCATTTTGATTCCGTGCTAACTTATCAAGGCTTTGATAAAGATGTACGAGAATGGGTATGCGTTCTAGGAGGGCGTTTGTGTTTCGATGTTAACGAGATCGACAAATGGCAATGTATTCCATTTTTGAAGGGTGTGGCCCAATCGGGAAAATCGACACTTATTACAAAGGTTTTCCGAAAATTTTATAACACGGAAGATGTCCGCACTCTCTCGAATAACGTTGAACGTAAGTTTGGCCTCTCTTCTATTTACGATGCGTTCCTGTTCATTGCACCTGAGATCAAGGGTGATCTAGCTCTCGAGCAAGCTGAGTTCCAGTCTATCGTCAGCGGTGAAGACGTGTCTATTGCAGTAAAGCATGAGAAGGCTAAATCTATTGAATGGAAAACGCCCGGTATCCTAGGAGGCAACGAAGTACCCGGATGGCGAGACAACTCTGGTAGTATTCTCCGACGTGTACTTACACTCGACTTTACAAAGAAGGTGAAAGAGGCGGATCCCACACTTGATCAGAAGTTGGAAAAGGAACTGCCTATCATCCTGCAAAAGTGTGTGCGAGCGTATCTCGAAGTAGCTCAAAAGTACAAGGATGAAACAATTTGGAGTATTGTTCCACCGTACTTCGAACGCGTAAAACAGCAGATTGAATCCGCGTGCAGTCCCCTACTCAGCTTCTTGAACTCTGCACAGGTGGAGATAGATCCTAAGAAGAAGTGCCCACTTCCATTTTTCAAAGAAGTATTTAGCGCTTATTGCATGAAGGAAGGTAAGTCGCGTGCGATTAATGCTGATATCTGGGCAGGACCATTCGGTGAAAGAAATATTACGGTTGAAGTCTTGCCTCCTACGAAGTATACACGCTTCGGTCCGGGATATCCAGACCCTAAAGAAAAGACTGAAAGTAAGAACATTTCATGGGTATTGGGATTGGATATCGTAGATACGACGCCTGTAGACGTAGAAACGGAAACCGATGTAGGTGATGAAAAGGTATCTACATATAGTGATTCTTGCACAAACACAGGGGAGATCTAATAAAAAATTTCTATCTATATTATAACATGGGTATGTTTAATGAATTTGAAAAAAATAACAAGCCATTCACCACCCAAAATCTAGTTAAACATGCACCATATCTATCGAATAATGAACGTAATAGACTAGCGTTAAATGCTAGACGATTACCTTACAATAACGTATCAAAAAAGGTCAGTAATGTTATCAATAAGAAAATAGCTCGCGCAGATTTATCGAGGATGAAGATATCTCCATTGCGAACATCGGTCTTTAACGCTATGGTAAATCTTGAGTCCAATCCAGGTAACTATAATGTAAACGTTACCGAGATTCTTTACAAGAAGCCCATCAAAAGACGCCCTATAGCACCCGGATCTTCGCTTGAAATTGAAGTAAATGCGATTAAGCTGTTATATGGACGTATGCAGATAGGGGCTAAACACACGTTCACGGTTACTCCCAATGCAAACGCGAAAAATCGTCATCGTTATTTCGTAGCTCAAATTGATGGCTTTACGTTTGAAGGTGGAAAGAAACATAAGCTACTAGTTAAGATTTATACAAATGGAAAAATGCAAATCGCGGGTGGTATCTTAAACAATAACTCGAGACACCCCGAGATGATCCGAAAGTATATCATAGACAAGTATGCACCCCGTTACAAGTTCTTGTATAACCCCATGAAATATGTAACCCTCGTGGGAACTTTTGAAGCCAACGGTCGCATAAACTTGACGTCTGTGGCGAAAGCATTTAAGAAGTCTGGTAATATCGATTACGAACCAGAACTTAGTCCGGCTTTGAAGATGACGTTCCAAGGGTATACGTATCGCTTGTTTACATCTGGTAAGATACAGATCATGGGCTCTAAAACTATGAATGGTTTGACTACCGCTTACAACCCCCATGGTATAGAACTTGTTAAGCATCTGCGTGTTATGGGATTACTTACAGGGTTTAAGAACATTAACGGTCCTTCCAATAAACCTGTAGCCACACGCAAAAATAAGACCGTAAATGTATCTAACGCGAACTCTAAAATAACATACTACAATAAAAAGAATTCTAAAAACGGTAAAAACGGTGTGAGAGTGGGAGTAAGAAAGTGTCTCACGGTAGCTAGACCTAAACTTGTAGCTGTAGCAGAGAAATTGGGTGTAGTCGATATTACAGGTAAAACCACTAAACCGCAAATATGTAATAAGATCAAAAACCGTGTGTTTGGTACATATATGGTAAATAACAAACCATGCCTCGCTTATACCAAAGAACAGCTAACACCTATAGCGGTTGCGAGAGGTGTACCAGTTACCGACAGTGATACGGTTGATACGTTATGCAAAAAACTGAAGTTACCTAGACCAACTGAACCCAAGAGGCGTGGGCGGAAACCGAAGACCGTGAATAAAGTCACACAAAATGCAAACGTGGCTAAGAAGATGGAAAAAAGGCGTCTCACAAATAAAGCTATAAAGGAAGACTTGGAGAAAGAGTATGGTAAACGCTGGCTGAAAAAATATAAGAATGTTATGCCGTCTATCAACACGGATGTAGCTGAGATTAAAAAACGTATTAACGCGTTAAATCTTAAAAAGAATAAGAAGTCTGGTATCCCATTCAAGGCTAACGTTAACAAGTTAAAGAAGGACTCTGTACGAACTTGGAAATTCGAGCGAAAAAAGAAATTAGATAACGCTCTCAATAAATTAAACAACAATTTCAGCAAGGAACTTGAAAATGTTATGAACGTAGCCACACCCTCACCAAAGAAGTCGCCCAAAGGGCTTGCGCGCTTCCCTAAAGGAACGAAGGTAGAACAATTATAAAGAAATCGTTCGTTTGATAAGTAATGGACGATTCTAGAGAGTGTTTCTTAGAATATCTCCGAATATACCCTCGAAAAAAGTTTTGTGTAGATGAAGAACCATCTGAATGGAAAAACGGTATACACAAAACTATTTTAGAGGCTATATTCCGAACTATTTGCGCGTATATAAGACATGAACGAGACGTGGATAAAGACTGGAATATGGGTAGACTTGAGAGAGAATACCTATGTTCCGATGAATTTATCGACGCGGAAGATGAAAAAAGGTGGATAGAAGAAAATAGGGAAACAGACGATTTATCGTTAATAGTTTATATGTTTGATAATGTTCATAGAATGACTCCGGGAACGCATAGACGTGCACTACTCTATTTACTTAACATCTTATATTTCGATTTATAAGCTTATGTGGTTCTGAAATTTGTTTCAAGTGAGCCACGTGATATCTAAAATCATAACCAACGAAAGTTTCCTTTATTTTATCGGATAAAGTATACCCATCGTTTCTATGCGAAACACCTGAACACACGGCAAGGTGTTCCGTCCTCAAAAACAAATCCTCCATCATTAAAAATTCTTTAAGTGATTCTGGTGGCATTTTATCACTTTTCATGTTTTCAAACACACGTTTGGACGCTCCGTTGGAAACATGAAAATACCTAGTCTTAAATCCCAGTATACTTACTTCTTCCCCCTGATTCCTACTCGCGTTATGTAATATTATAAACAAAATGATCAGGGCCAGTATAGGGATCATTTATTAGTACCCAACATAATAAAAACGTCGTTAATCTTGTGCAAAATTTTGAAAAGATCGTCTTTCGTCTTCACCCTTTCGAGATCCAAGATTTCAAATTCTACCTGGTAAGACATTGGATCCTCGGAATCCATATCATGCGAATCACCAGATACGATAGTCATATCGATTGATAGGTTCTTACGAAAAAAAGATACACGTTTTTTAGTTTTTTTCTTATCCATATCACCCTCGATTTCATCAGTCACGGGAGTCTCGGATGAAACACCGAGCCTGATATCGAATGGGGTGTTACCGATATGCTTAAGATCGTGTTTCATGATCCTATCCTTTCGAATAGTAGTCTCATCGCCGGTAGTCGAATCGATGGAAATACGAATTCCATCGCTATCGCGATAGAATACTTCCTCGTCCGAAGAAACGATTCTATCCCATCCATTATATTTAGACAAGCCTTTCATAATATAATCGTGGGTGGTCTTGCCTACATTCGTGTCGAACATGTTTCCGTTAAATTTTCCAAGACGAAACTCCGCTTCAATTTGTGAATCGGAGCCCCGCAACGATGCTAAATCAATTTTTTGAATCATGGGAAAGAGAATATCGGTGATTGAGTGAATATTCATGTTTATCAGACTTACTTTGTGTAAAATCTTTAAATCACTTAGGTGTGATTAATCAAGCTCTTCAATTTCGGGACCATCTGCTGCTTTTGGTGTAGGTTCAGTCTTTGACTTTGAAAAAATGGGATCGACAAATTCTCTGAACTCCTTTTGCATGTGTTCAATTTCATCGATTTCTGCGGACCTGTTATTATCTATCCACGAGATAGTTTCTGTTACTTTATCTTCTACCAGCTTCTTGTCGTCTTCGTTCAATTGTTCCGTCATACTCTTTACGCCGAATACGTTCGCCTCGAATGCGTTAATAGCTTCAACCTTTTTGCGATACTTATCATCTTCTTCTTTGTACTTCTCGGCATCGTTCACCATGCGTTCAATATCATCCTTCGAGAGACGCCCCTTATCATTAGTAATCACGATCTTTTCAGACTTTCCAGATGCCTTATCTTCTGCACTCACGTTAAGAATTCCATTCGCGTCAATGTCGAACGTCACGGTAATCTGTGGAACGCCTCGAGGTGCGGGTGTGATACCATTCAAATCAAACTTTCCTAGAAGATGGTTATCAACCGCGCGTGCACGTTCACCTTCGTATACCTGAACATGAACCGAGGGCTGATTATCGGAATACGTAGAAAACACCTGCTCCTTCTTAGTTGGAATGGTAGTATTCCTGTCGACAAGATTAGTCATCACTCCCCCAGCGGTTTCGATACCCATAGATACTGGAGTCACGTCAAGAAGTAGCAGATCTTGCACAGTGCTATCAGTTACCCCCGAAAGAATAGCGGCTTGCACAGCTGCACCATACGCAACTGCTTCATCCGGGTTAATAGATTTATTCAGTTCTTTACCGTTAAAATATTCAGATAGCATCTGTTGAATCCTAGGAATACGCGTGGATCCACCGACAAGAACGATTTCTTGGACCATCGACTTATCCATCTTCGCATCCTTGATTACTCGCTCTACGGGCTCCATACACTTTCTAAACAGATCTGCATTCAGTTCCTCAAACCGTGCACGTGTGATGGACGTGTAAAAGTCGATACCCTCATACAGTGAATCAATCTCAATCGCTGATTGGGTCGTAGAGGATAGGGTTCGCTTGGCGCGTTCACAGGCAGTTCTCAATCGTCGCAAGGCCCTTGGGTTATCAGAGATATCCTTTTTGTGCTTACGTTTGAACTCTTGCGCCAGATGTTGAAGTAGACGTGCGTCGAAATCTTCGCCGCCTAGGTGAGTATCACCCGCTGTGGCCTTCACTTCGAAAATACCTCCTTCAATGTTAAGAAGGGAGACGTCGAACGTACCACCGCCGAGATCAAAAATCAATACATTCTTATCCTCGTCCTTGTTTTTATCTAGACCGTATGCAATAGCAGCGGCAGTAGGTTCGTTAATAATACGAAGGCAATTCAAACCCGCGATAGCCGCGGCATCCTTCGTAGCCTGTCGCTGAGAATCGTTAAAATACGCGGGAACAGTAACTACCGCATCCTTTATACCACTACCGATATACATCTCAGCAATCTCCTTCATCTTGGTAAGTACCATAGAGGAAATTTCTTCAGGTTCAAATCGTTTCGTTTCTCCTTTGAAGTCAACCTCGATAGAAGGTTTGTCGGCCGTTCCGGAAACCACCTTGAAAGGCCAACTCTTAATATCTTCTTGAACCTTCGACTCTGAAAACTTACGACCGATAAGTCGCTTTGCATCAAAGACTGTATTTTTAGGGTTCATAGCTGTTTGATTTTTTGCAGCATCTCCAATGAGGCGTTCAGAATCGGTGAACGCCACGTATGAGGG